GATAGCTTTCAGGTCAACCAGATGGGTGATGTTACCTTTACTCAGAACGCTGACCCAGACGTACAGAGATTGTTTAATGATCTAGCTGATAAGACAAAGAGACTTGCTGAAGATCCTACAAATACCTTTAGCCCAACTACTGCCTTGAACACTGTCATTGGTTCCATTCAGAACTCTCAGAATGTGAAGCCTAATGTCGTAGTTGAACAACTTGATAACGCTATCTCAACACCTGACTTTAACTGGGAACCTTTCAGAGTAAATCAAACTGTAGATCCTACTACCACAAATAACAATCCAACTATGGACTAAGGTGACCTATGAGTTACGTAGAAAATGTTGAAGGAAAATACTTCACAGACCTACTAGACAATGAAGAGTTCCAGCAGGATCTTAAGAACTTCTTTTCTGGTGGACGATATAATTATACCCCTGAACAATTAGAAGATGTTGAGCAGTTAGCAGATGACTTTGCCCAACACATGAGATGGCAGTCTACTAACGAAGCTACTGCTGTGTATGACCTATTGTACGTACAGAAACCAGATGAGGAAGTATCTAGAGAAGGTAAAGTCTCGTTTGGTAAACTGATGCAAGCTTATGATACTTCTGAAGGTGGTGGTACTGGTAAGCTTGAAGGAGCTTGGGATTATCTGTCAGCCTTTGCTGCATCTCCATCTACTATAGGTACTGCCGCTACATTTGGTTTTGGTGTAGGCTCGAAGATTGCTGCTAAGGCTGCCTCTAAAGCTACACAGATGTCTGTCAGAGCTTATGCTAATAAGCTTCTACAAGAAGGTATGACCAAGCAAGCAGTCAAAGAAAAGCTAAAGAAAAGTGTAACCAAAGACGGACTAAAAGCAGGTGCTATCTCCTTTGCTGGTGAAGCTGCAGTAGGTGGTGTCTCTTCTTATGCTACTGGGGAAACCAGAGAAGAGGTAATCCCTGGGTTTGAATACACTACAACAGACCTAGCTGTCGATGCTACAATTGATGGTACACTAGGCTCTCTTATTGGTGGTTTCGGAGGTGCTTGGACCCAGTCAACTAAGAACAAGGCGGCAGATGCAATCGTTGATCAAGCTAAGAAAGCTAGTGATGAAGCTAGGGCGGCAGCTAAGGTTGCACTTGACGCAATCACTGGTAGCGGTCTACCTGAGGATCAAATCAATGATACTATGAGTGACATAGCGGATCTGGCTCAGATGTTTAGAGCTAGAGAAACTGGACTGTCACCTCTTGATGCTGACCAAGTTGCTGAAGGTGAGATGATCTTCAATCGTATGCTTGATGAAAGAGCTAACGAGTTGATTGCACCCGGCCTTGATATGAACACTGTCAGAGGGATTGCAGCAGCCAGCCTTAAGCTGAAAGAAAGATTGAAGCTACGCCCAGGTGAACGTGTAAGTTCTGCTATCGCTGAAGGTATTGCTAACGGAACTATTCAGGCTGACGAGATCACAGACATTCGCTTACAGTTTAACCTGTCGGCTGAAGAGATGTCTTACCTTTGGTTGGCTGAACTATCTAAGGCTGGTAAGGTTCTTGCTGAAGGTTCTAAGATTAAGAGAGCACTAACTCAGAACCTAGACATCCTAGCAAGCCAAGGTGCTTCTGTCTTTACTGGTAATGAAGCTGGTGAAATCCTAGGTAGACTAGAGAGAGGTGGAGCTTACAACTTCCTTCAGGATCTAGACCAAACACGTATCGCATTTATGACATCGCAGGTTGGTACGACTGTAGCCAACGTTGCAACTGGTGGATACAACATGGTTGTTGATATGTCAGATGCATTTTGGAAAGATGTGCTGGATTCTACTATGGGTGCTAAGATGCCTGATGGTTCAGTGCAAAGACGTTGGACTAACAGAACTCTTTCTACTCTTAAAGGCTTTACTACAAACAGAACAGAGTCAGAAATTCTAGGTGGTATGCTTTTAGAAGATGCACCAATGAAGTTCACTGAGTTGTTCTATGAGAGCCAACGTGTTGGTGAATTGTCTCAGTCTAATAACTTCTTACATAGATCAGCACGTTTCGTTAATACCTTGAACATGGCTACTGACGCAGTGTTTAAACAAGGTTCCTTCTATGGTGCATTCGATAGAAGACTAAGAGAGCTTAACGATCCTACTCTGGGTACAAACTTTGCTGAATACATGCAGCGTCACACTGATCTAAATGCAGCACGTGAAGCTGGTGTGGTAGACTATGCTACTGACTATGCTAAACGCTTCACATTCCAGCGTGGCTACGAAGGTGATAAGTCTTTGTTTGGTCAGACAGCACAAGGTGTCCAGTCACTAAATAAGAAGTTACCGATTTTGATCTCTGAAGGTGCTGGTATTCCGTTCCCTCGATACGTTGCTAACCACCTAGAGTATGTCAATGACTACACACCTATTGGTATTCTTACTGGTGGCATAGATCAGTTAGAGAAAACTCTATACAGACAAGATGACAAAGCTATCACTCTTGTAGGTGATCAGTTCAAGACTGGTAGAGATCGTATTGCCAGACAGATGACTGGTGCTATGCTTACTATGGGTGGTGTCTGGGTAGCATCCCAGAAGAATGGCGAGATAGACTACGATAAGATTGCTTCTGCTACTGGTGCTGAGACAGATGTAGGACGTACTGCTGGTCCTTGGGCAGCCAACCTTTTGATTGGTGATCTTATCTGGCGTTCAGGACTACTGGGTAATGAACCTCTACCTATTAGTAGTGAGTCGTTTAAGAAGAACGCTGGTGAAGTACTGGCTGGTATGGGTGATCTAGGTTTTGACCTTGGTGTTGTTGCAGATCTTACTGAAGCTGTGGAGACTGGTGAGTTCTCTGAGGCGGCATACAAAAGACTAGGTAACATTGTTGCTACCTTCACGTATCCTGGTACCATTGCTAGAGATGTAGCTGGTCAGCTAGATGACTTCGCTAGAGGTAATCCATACGTCAGAGATGTACGTGGTGGTGATGAAAACTCTCCTTCTAACTATGGTGAAAAGAACTTCCTAGAACAGATTACTGGTCAGGGTATCTTTAGAAATCAAGCTCTACGTTTCGTTATGGATATGCAGAATGTATCTATGACACAGACACGTAGAGGATCTAAGGGTGAAGACCTCAAGCTGTACTCTCCGTTTAACCCTACGCCTGTTGGTGGGTACAACCCTATCTCCAGACAGTTTGGTTTCACACAGGAACCTCAGAGCACTGAGTTACAGAAAGAGTTAAACAAGTTAGGTCTAGAAGAATACAAGCTTTACGGTAACAAGAAGACACCTAACGCATCTGTAGACTACGCTGTTAGGAAACTACTGGCTGTTGGTATGTCTGGTATCCCATCTATGGCTGAAGAGTTTAAGGCTTGGAAGGGTAGTTGGAAACTAAACAACAGATCAGAGTATGCTGGTAGAACCTACGATGAGCTAGATGATCCTGATCTACAGAAGCAAGCACTAGAAGACTTCGTAAACCATCGTATTCAAAATGCACAAACTCTAATGACTGACGCATTTACTACTATGCTTGAATCAGAACAAGGTAGACGTAAGGCTGCTGGATACTTGCGGAACATGTATGTCCTTCAAGAGTCTAAGTTAAAATCAAGTAAGGGTAAGTCCTTCGATGATCTAGTAACTCTCATGACCAAGGGTGAACCTGTCGAGTACACGAGTGCTAGAGATTACCTTGGTGATTCATCTAGTGTAGAAGAGGAACTAGCTAGAAGACAGAAGATCCTCAAGTATGCTACTGAGAACTACGACTTCTCTGAGGATGTATACCCAGAGCAGTACCTAGGATCTGGAGAGACATACCGATAAAAAAGAACCCCCAGTAATTAGCTGGGGGTTTAGTCTACGGGAGAACTATTTTTTATTATTGGCTTCAAGCATCCTGTCTCGATACTTGTAAGCTTCATCCACGATCTCGTCAGACCGTAGGAACTTGCCAGACGCTATCAAACCAGACAGTGCGCATCCAGCAAAGTAATCCCCAAGCTGGATATTTCCAGGGGGAATCACTTCTTTTTCCTTTTGTAGAAACTCTTGGGCTTCCTGCTCAAGGGTTTTCTTTTTAGGTGGCCTACCTCTTGGCCTACTTGTATTACTTACGCTCATAGATCTCAATTAACTTGTTTAAATACCAACGTGCTTTCTTAAGGTCTTCTATTTGGTTCTTGTACCTATACCGCCACACATACTTTAAGATGTTTCCTTGTAGATAACCTTCGCTTAGATCATTGGTGGCAGCCATGATAGCATCTATAGCTTCAATGCCACCAGTGTTGTAATGCACTGGTTTCTCTACTGGATCATAATTCTTTTTCATTTCACTTCTACCAATCATCTCTATTAGGTTACCTGTACATTCGTGGCAATGACCTTTGTCATCTAGGTAGTATCCGCACTTAACACATACCTCTCTCATCACACACCTTCTTTCATGAAGACCTTTACCCATTGAGCACAGATATCAGAACGAACAATATCTTCTACGCCAAACTCAATGACTGGTACAGGAAGCATATGTTTCTTAGCTAGATGTATAACCTTAGATAAACCATCAGCTTCCTTCAGGTCTGATTGTTGAACATCACCGTTGAGCACAATTGTACTCCCTTCACCTACCCTAGTCAATAACATTTTTAACTCGTGGGTTGTAATGTTCTGGGCTTCATCAACTATAATGAAAGCATTGTCAAAGCTTCTACCTCGCATCAGAGCTAGAGGTGCCATCTCGATGTTATCATTCTTGATGCCAGTCTCCACCGCCCCTTTACCTAGATGTTTCTGTAGGACATCAAGGACTGGCAATGCCCACGGGTATGTCTTCTCTTCAAGAGTTCCCGGTAAGAAACCTATGTCTTTACCAACAGCGATGTGTGGTCTGGTGATTACAATCTTGTCTATCTCTTTCAAGGTATAAAGATCTGAAGCATAGGTAGCAGCCACGTAAGTCTTACCAGTACCTGCTGGACCTAGAATAAAGACTTGGCTGTACTCTTTCATAGCATCTATAAGAAGCTTCTGATTAGCTGTCTTAGGGACTAGTCCAGATGTCTGCTTCTTGTCAGAGTTTTTGTAGTTAGTCTTACGTCTAGTTCTTCTTGGTTTGTCTGGGAAGTCATCCATTCGTAAGGTGTTCCTTTAGCTCTGTATAGCCACCAATATAATTACCCTAGCTGTCAAAGATCTGAGGGACTGTAGTGATGCTAGACCTCTTCAGTAAATACAACAACCACTTACTACTCTTAGACTGAATGTTGTACTCTGAGTACTGAATGTTCTTTGATTTTAGTAAAGCCTTTGCACTATCACAGAAGTTACATTGGCTAGTTGTTAGCATCACGTACATCTCTTCTCCATTCTAACTCACGTACTAATTTCTTCTGTTCGTACTCAGACATAATAATCCAATCACGAATCTCATCTACTGTTCGTTGGCACCCTATGCAGTAGCCATCTTCTATCCGACAGACTAATACACAGGGTGACTCAACAGAACCTACTTGTTTCCTACGGTTCCTACTCACACTGACGTAGACCAGTAGCAGGATCGAAGTAGCAAGCACCACCTTCTTCTACGAAGTCTTGAGTTTCCTCTACTACAGGCTCCTCTGCTACATCCTCAGAGCTAGATGCGTTAAGGATACCGTAGCGTTTACCCGCAGCCCTGAACGTTGTACAGCCTGAGGCACCACCATCATAAGCATCCATGTAGACCTGCTTGAACTCTTCCCATGTTACATCATCACCTGTGTTACAAGTCTTAGAGCAAGCTGAGTCCACAAAGCGTGATGCCACATTCAGAACTTTGACGTGGTCAAACACTGATAGTTCATCTGCAGTCTTACCCTTCACACCAAACACACGGTAGCCATAGTCTTCTACTCGCTCAACCTTTGGTCCGTCGAAGGTTTGGATAGTTCTATCGTAGTAATGACTGAAGACTGGCTCGATTCCTGAGGATACGTTATCGGCTGACAAGCTGATAGTTCCTGTTGGCGCAACTGATAGAAGGTGACTGTTACGAATACCATGCTTGCGAATGAGATTACGAATATCATCAGGCAGAGACTTAGCAAAATCAGAGTCAAGATACTCTTTAGAATAGAGAGGGAACTTACCTTTCTCCAAAGCAAGAGAAACACTTGTAGTATACGCAACATCCCTAATAACTCCCATAATCTCTTCAAGAGTTCTTAAGAAACGTTCACTACCATACTCAAAACCTAGTGCCTCGATAGCATTTGCTACGCCAGTAACACCAAGACCCATACGTCTTTTACTCTTAGCTTCTTCCTCTTGTTCTTTCAGTGGGTAAGTTGCTCTATCTACGACATTATCCATAGCTCTTACGACATGAGGAATATCATTACGTAGTTGGTTCGTATTAAAAGTAAACTTACCATCGTGTTCTACTACGTAGCGTGTCAGGTTGAATGAACCTAGTAGACATGCACCGTTGGGTGGTAGCGGCTGCTCACCACAAGGATTAGTAGCAGCAATAGTCTCAGTGTACCAAAGATTATTCTTCTTATTAATACGATCAATAAACAAGATACCTGGTTCAGCCCAGTCCCATGTACTGCGAAGGATCTGATCCCATAGAGCACGTGCACTTACAGTCTTATAAATGCGCCCCTTAAACTTAAGGTTGAAGTCACCATCTTCTTTTACTGCTTTCATGAACTCGTCAGTCACACCTACTGAGATGTTGAACTGTGTTAGTTCAGTGCTGTTGTTCTTAGCTGTAATAAACTCTTCGATGTCTGGGTGATCTACTCGTAGGACACCCATCTGTGCACCACGGCGATGACCAGCAGAAGCAATAGTTCTACACACAGCATCAAAGATACCCATGAAAGAAAGAGGACCAGAGGACTTTGAGTCCAGAGACTTGATGAGAGTACCACGTGGGCGCAGAGTAGAGAAGTCGTAGCCGATACCACCACCCAAGCGCATAGTCTCTGCAGCACGTCTTGCAGCTTCCATGATGCCATCCATGCTATCTTCAATAGTCATAGACACAAAGCAGTTGTAAGGTGTTACACGGCGAGGTGCACCCATAGCAGACTGTACACGCCCAGCAGGTAGGAAACGCTGGTTGTATAGAATGGTACGAAAATTATTGAAGTGTGCCTCGTCATCCTTAAGAGCTTCAGCTACACGTGTCATTGCCTCACGAAATGTCTCGCCCTTCGAGCGGTACTTCATTGAGTGAATTTCTTCTGAGATAGGTAGTGTTGGTCCGTACTGTTGTTCGTGTGTTTGGATATCTTTCATCTGTTGTCTCCCGATCCTTTTAATTTTCCACGTCTTTGTCTGTCGTCTAACTTCTTGATGTTTAATTTCATCACGTCTTGCAAACCACGTCCGTATAGATTTGCTAATGCGGTAGTGTAGAATAACACGTCACCTAGCTCATTTAAGATCTCTTCATTTGCGAAGCGAGTACCATCTCGCATAAGCTTCTTGATCTTCTCTGCTACCTCTCCTGTCTCTCCCACGAGTCCAAGGATATTTTCTATCAGGCGTTCCTGATCTTCTGTTAGGATCTTTCTCTCAACCCACTGCGAATATTCCATTGGGTCTACGTCTTCTTTGTCTCCAAAGTTATCGTAGTAACCAAAGTTCTCTAAGTCATCTCCACTCAGCATTCTTCTACTTCACACTCCTCTAGTATAACATCGTCTATATCGTATATAGCTATAGAAATAAGTTCTCCTATAACTCTTTCCATCTCTGACAAATCAGCCTCGATGAAGTTAGCATCTGGGTCCACTGTCAGACTTAGTCTTACCTCAAACTTCATAGTCAGAATCCCTAGTTATATTCTTATTGTTGTACAGGTCAACCATATTCTCTCTTTAATCTATCTAAAGATACAAACTCTGGTTCGTACACACCGTTCTCTATCTCA